ATAGATGTTCTCCATTCCACCGCCAAATTGATAGCACAATACATCTCTTTAGGTGCTCCTATTATATCACATACATATGTTAAGATTTTGCTAAAATATTTTCAATGTTAAAAAGCTCAATTTCCCCTGAAAAATAGGCGTTCCACGGAATCTGCAATCATATATTTGTCGCTAACGTGTCGCTAACAGTATATATTTATCTGAATCGTATCGCGCTATCCTACATACTTCTTGCCACCATAATATGCAGCAATCCAACCGCTTGGAATCTTGATCCAGATGTCACTACCGACTTTTCGAACGTCCTTGCAGGTTACGCGCGTGCCTTTCTTAAGTCTCCCGTTATCGTGCGCGTGTTGCTGTGCATTACTGGATAACTCCGCATAAGATTTTTCCGGATTATTGGTTCCCGGACCGGTTCGGACGCTCAGGTCGTCCACCTGTGTTGTATAGACTTGTCCGACGGCATAAGCTCCGTTGCTTGTCTGAGCTTTCGTGTCGGTTACTCCGGATCCATTATCTAGGACTACAACTGTGTGCCCCTTGGTTCTGGTAACGAGGATGTCTCCACGCTTCAAGTATGTACTTTCCTTGCAGTGCCTATCGTCTTTCAGGATTTCGAATTGTCCTGTCTTTCTAAGTGTTTCCAGCTCCGACGCTGTGTTGAAATCTCCAACCTGTATTCCGGCATATAAGCAGCATACTCTGACCAGTGCAGAGCAATCTACCTCCACATCAACATTGACCTTGCTGAGATTATAGTTACACTTAACCGCAATCTTTCTAAGGCTGTCTCTGTGTGCCTGGCAATAACCGATGTGATTATTGTTGCACGCTGCTTCCATTGCCTGTGCAATCTTCTCTGCTACAGTTGGATCTTTCGGTCTTGCTACGTACCAACCTTTTCTGTGCAGATAGTAATTCTGTATAGACACTTCTCCACCGGTCTGATCTCCGGCTTTTCCTCCGGTGATGGTGCTCTTCTCATTAATACGTGCGCTTCCAATTCTTACTGCCATAATATCACTCCTATCAATAAGAGGACGATTACTCGCCCTCAACCTCTGGTAATCCTGCTACAGATGTTGCCACCGAAAGCACACCTGCTAATACGGATGCTGACACAACCAGCTTCCAATCGACAGCTCCTAAGTAGGATGCTGTTCCAATCGTAGCAATGAATGTCTGCGCTACCGTCTTCACTGCTCTGATTCCAGCTTTTTTGATCCACTTCTTTGTATCTACCGATACTTTAAATACACAATTTTTAAACATCATTAATCCTCTCCTTCATGGGGTGGCTCTGTAGGCAGCTCCATAAGCGCATGATATATTTGCGTGCCTACACCATTCCCCTTTAATGTGTGATATTGTTTATATTCGTCTTCCAGTGATTGTTTAACATACAAAGGGCAATATCCGTAATCGTCGTGATACTTATTATAGAGGCGTATTAAATCCGCTCTAAGCAAAGCGCGTATTCCTTTACGCATAGCAATCACCTGATAATATATGTATGCGATAGCTGACACAACGAACGATAATAATGCCCAATTTTCTGATAAAAACTTAATCATGTGCGTCCTTTCCTTATTTTTAGGTATAAAAAATAAGACCTTTCGGTCTCGCACGTATTTCCATATAATCGCCTCTACTCTCCCAGTATCAACGCCAGCTTCTTTGCTCTAAGGTTGTCTCCACCACCGGCAGAGACTTCCATGTAGCATTCTGCATCATTCTCCACGATGGTTGTTCCGACGTATGTTACAAGATTCTTGTATGCCTGGATTTCTTCTGGTGTGAGGTCGCGCTCGATTGGTTCTGCAAGTTGATAGAGTATTACACTGTCGTGTTCCTGTAAGTACACTTGGAATAATTCCAGTGTCGAAAATCTCTTGGAAAACTCTGTCCCAAAATACACTACACCATTATTGTCCAAGAAAAAGCAGTCACCGCCATAGTTATATGCAAAACGCACAAATGATGAAATTACTCTGTTTGCCTCGCCTTTGAAGTTCTGCAATACAGTTGAAGAAGAGATATAATTGTCGTCTTTTCTCCATTGCATATCATTCAAATCCATAGTTCCTACATTCTGTACATACTTCCCACGCTTCAAATCCACATAATCAGATATCCACTGCTGACCATTGACATCGGTGTAGTTACCGTCTGAGTCCACTGAAATAGCTGGGAGTCCGGTTGGGGTGCTGATGGAGAGGGATTGTGGTGTGTGGTAAGGTTCGTAAGAAGTTACTGCATTGCCCTTTTCAATCTGAATCTCTGATATTACATTCTCAACCTCTGAATCCGGATTATTGTACCAGGCTATGTGATTATCCAGAAGCGCGTCCGTTAATTCAGTAGGCACGTTAAATGGGAAATCCAATCCAGCCTCTAAAAAATAACTACCGTTACCACTTTCCGGATTTGACCTCTTTGCAGAAAAAGCATACGTTCCATGAGTAATTCCAGGACACAAATCATGAAGCGTCTGATTGTAGCCTGTGTTATTCGTTTTGGCCGGAACCGTAATCGTCTGCTTATCATAGTCCATCGCATTTACGCCGTCTGATACAAGACTAGAAAAATCAAACAGGTTCTTCCCTCGCACTTCTACGCCAATCTTCCCATCACTACCAGCGCTTACAATCTGCTGTGGATAATCTGGCGATGGGCTTGGTTGTCCGCCAGTGTAAGGTTCCCACGGGAGCGGAGATGTGCCCGTGTTAAGCGTAGGCTGAATCGTTATATCTATAGTTTTTTCACCGTATACACGTAACAAAAGATATAGTATCATATTATCTTTTATTGTTTCTGCCTTGCTTGCCTCATTATTAAGTATATCGAAATATGGTAATCCTTCTGTCGTACTCAATGTGCATCTCATAAGAGTATTATCAATATTAACTCCCATCGAAAGCGTGTATGTTCCAGCCAAAAGCTCAAATGTCGGTGCTATAAAATCCACCGTCTTTTCCGCTGTCCCGCTGATGTGTATTTTTCCATGCTCCATGTGTTCTACAGTTATACCGTTTTTCTCTTCTATACTTGGAGTTATGGTCGGAAATAACTGTGCCCCGGTCGTCGTCTCCTGCTTACTCCAGCCATACACTTTCATTTCATTCATCGGATTATTCTTTAATGTATCTGACATGATTGCTGGGTTCCCGGAGGCAGATATCTCTGCCCCGGTTCTGTTCTTGAGGATTTTATATAATAATAAGCTATCCATCATAACCACGGCCCCCATGTGCCATCATTGGCCATAATGCATGCATCAAATGCAGGAGTGATTACTATACTGCCCGGAGTAACCCCCCAGCACCGCTTAATCCGTCTATGTCCGAGAGCAGTGTCGGGAGCGTGTCCTCTTTCCTGTCCGCCAATAGTAACAGACGCATACCACCATCACTGTATGTGCGCTTAATATCAAGTAATCTAACCATTTTACTCCTCCTCAGTCTTCTACGATAATCTCATCGTAACCGTCGGTTTTTAAAATAGTGTCAACATCGTCTTTCCAGTTTTTGTAGAGGCTCGTCCGAACGAAATATGCACGGTATTTCTTCTGTCCTGCTGCTGTGCTTTTGTCTGCCTCCCTCATGATCATTCTTGCAATAAATGTAGTCATATCATTCATCCTTTCTTTTTCCTTTCTTACTGAGTTTCTTCTGTGCCATCACCGAGCAGTGCCGGCAGCACGTCTGTGAGGATACTATCCACGGTAGCGATAAGCTCTGCCGTTTCAGCCTCACGGCTTTTGTTGGCTTCTGTAAGATTATCCACATGCTCTTCCAGTGCATCAATACGATCCATTGGTGATTCTTTTTCCCGATATATCACTACTCCTAGAATTCCGCCAATGTACTTCACAAGAGCGTTGAGATTGGTGTAATTCTCATAAGTTGCGACTGTGGACTCCCGTTCTGTCACGGTCATCTTTTGAGTCTTGAACTTATCCTGGAACATGGTTCGAAGTTCCTCTTCCGTTGCCGATATAGTCTTGATCAGGAGACTTCCATCTACACGGATTGATGCCGACTGGACAACCAGCTCCGTTGCGTCATTGAAAATAATCTTCAA